ACAAAACAACAGGGTTCTTCATATAGTTTTTAATCTTCCAACCAGTCTGTTTAATTTTCTCGCCTACCCTGTCTAAAACCTCTGTTGAGCCAATTACCTCAACTATTCCCTCCTCTGTTTGCTTTTTAACTAAGCCTTTAACATGAAGCATTTCGTCTTTTTCTTTTATTTTTGGTTCTGCCATTTTACCTCCTGTATGGTCAGCGACCCATTTCTTGGCTCGCTCTACTGTCCATTTTTTTCTATCAAATAAAAATGTTTTAAATTTTTTATGGTCAACGCAGTAAAGACCCTTTATTCCCTTTTTTTCACTAATCCATTTATACCTAAGGGTATTACAGCCAGTTTCTTTATGGTCAGGATTAGGTAGCCTAATCCATTTCTCTGTCACTTCCGGCATAATATTTGCCTCTCAGGAGTAGAGGACATATTAGGAGTGAGCTAACCGCTTCCTCTACCCCTGACAAACAAAAACCCGACTCTCATCAGACATCTGGCGTATGCCTAATGACAATCGGGTTTCTATAATCCTCTTATTTGAGGCTCTTTAGGCCCTCTTATTCACTTTTAATTTAAAGTTAGCACTATTATCAAGCGCTGTCAAGTCAATCCTATAATCAAAGATATTTATAGCCCCACATCTAGGACACTTTATCTCGCCATAGCGTATCTCCATCTTTTTGCCTAAAAGCCTGCCACATTGAGAACATCTTATGTCTTCCATTTTTGTTTTACCAATAAAACTGGTTTGGGTTTAAAAAAGCACTAACTGGCAATTGTACTTTTCCTACCACCCAGCTTGGGTCATTGGGCGAGCTAGCAAAATCCAAGTCATTATCATTATCAGTCTCATCATAAACTTTTGTTCCTTCTCCCTCGTCTAAATGCCATAACGCCAATGTATTTCCGTCCACCTTAAATTTTGTTGTCTTAGGCGTAAAGTTAGAGGTATATCTAATAACATCTGAAATTCTAATCTCGTCTAGCTTGCCATCCATTCCCCAATCAGTTCTTCCCATCCTCGCTCCAAAATAAAAAGCGTTACTCTGGTTGTCAGGAGAAGCAACACCGGTAAAGGTCTTATCTAGCACTCCGTCAATGTAAAGTTTCAACTCCTGCTCGCTCAGGTCGTAGGTATAAGCAATATGATGCCATTCGTTAGTTGAAATATTACTATCGCTTGTATATTCATCCCAAGTATTTCCCCTAATAAAAGTTATCCTATCTTTATACGACCCATTTCCATAAACCCCAAAGTATATTCCCCAACAACCCTGTGATGGCCATGTTTCTTTAGAAATAATACCGCTAATACTATCATTAGCCGCCCCAGTCTGGCGAGGGTAAACCCAAAACTCAATCGTAAAATCAGTGTTATTTAAAGTAAGCTGACTATCAGCACTTCTTTCACAATAATCCCTATCTGTAAAGTTAAAATCTAGGGCATAAACTGCCATTTTAATTCTCCTTTTCTCTGCCAACTATATAGCCTAAAATACACCCGATAAAAAAACCAAGATTAAAAAAAGCAAGTAATAATAAAAACATCGTTTATAATTCCTCTAATACCACTGAAATGTCTCCTGCCGCACCCGACCCAGTCGTATATTTTAGGTCATCCCATATTTCTACTGTGCTGTTGATTATTGTTTGCCCCCCATTATTCGCCAGATTTAACTTTGTAATTCTATGACTCGCATCATTTGTCCCTTGAAAGATAGTAATTGTACCTGCCCCAGCATCGGTAGCAGAGACAGTCAAAAGTTTAATTTTAAATCTCTTATTCGCCCCAACACTAAAAATTGTTTGGTTAGATTGGCTGGCAGAATAAGTTTTTGCCGCACTTGTTTGAGAACCCATTATCCCCTCCTTTCTTTTTTTACTCAATTACTGGTATTAAGGTACACCTACAACCGGGATGTAATGGGGGGTGGTTAATATGCTCATAATCAAATCTTGTCGTTTTTCCATCAACTTCTAGGGTGTCGCCCTTTTTGAAAAATGTATCTTTAACATCAATTATTTTTCCATCCATACTATTACACCAAGGGCAAGTCCTTTCATCCATAGCAGTCAACCACTCTTTCTTAGTAACAACCCCAGATTGTAAATACCCTTCATTAGTGGCAAAATTAGTAGCTCTCAAAACCTCTGTCCTAGCAATTATTTCCGCCCTGCTTTTGATAGCCTCTCTAAAAACCTTGTTCACCCTCTTTGATAACTCCGGAATACCCTCCTTTTTTTCTATCCCCTCCGCCAGTGTTTTCCTTAATTTTTCAGCAGTGACTTTATTAACCTCCTTAATAAACTTAACCCCTTCTTTTTCTAAGAACCTTTTTGCCCTCTCTGTTGCCAAATCAAGCAATCCATCAACTCCAAGAAAGCCAAGCGTTTCCCTTCCCTTGTCTTCAATTATTGTTTTTAAGAACGGCCTTAACACGCTTAACCATTTCCTTATCTCTAGGTTTTCATCAAAAAGCAAATCGTCTGCCCCTGATTTTATCTTTCTTCCCAATAATCCTTTTTTCGCATTTTTGATATTTTGTAAAACAGTCTCTTCTTGCTCTTTAAAAAGGTCTTTCAACAACCCCCTCATCTTATATTCTTGGACATCAGTCTTAGCAACCATTTGCCGCCACAAAACCTCTTTCGTAGCATCTGGAGTTGGTTTTCTTTTCTTTTTATTTAAAGACATTAAGTTTATTATTAGCTTAACCAAGTCGTGCTTTATTTCTTTTTTAATTTTTTCCTTTTTAAACTCCTTTAATTTTTTAGGAGGAATAGGCATATTAAACTTTCTACTTTTGTTTATTTTACCTTTAACCTTAAGAGTTAAAACGCCATCTTCTTTTTCTCCTCTCTTGCCAAAAAGACCCCTTATAAATCCTTTCACTGCTCCGATTGGCTGTAAAGAGAACGGTAAATAAACTTGGTCGCCCCCATCAACCGGTGGTCTATTTTCTTCTGCCCTAACCTCATTTATAGTCAGCCATCCGTTTTTGAGTCCATTCTCATAAACTTTAAGTTTTAGTTCTGTATCCTCTGGGGTGGGGTCATCAAAGTCAAAAAACAACTCGCCCTTATCATCCCAATTTTTCAAGTAAAACTCATTTAAGAAAGCAACAAGCGAAGACATCATCGGCTTAACAACCTTCTTAATATACCTTCTATCTGTTGCCTCTTGGTTCGCCCTATTTACATCCTCAACTACGCCCAGATTTGCTTTTGAAGTATGAAAAGTAGCCAGAACCTCATCCCTTAAATATCTTTTACTGTCCAAGAAATCAATTTCTTTTGCTTTGGCACTAAAGTCTTTAACATCCCATTCTCCACCAGTCAAAAAAGCAATCTTAGCTACATTCCTTGTTCCCCTAAACTCTTTATTCCACGCCTCTAAAATCCTCTTTTCCTGTTCTTTGGTTAGCTTTCTTTTTCGGGTTAAAATTAAAAAGGGAAGGGCAGAGTTATAATAAAAATTCCTATTCCACTCTGAAGAAAAAATATCAATATCTAAAGGCATAGAGGCCGGCTTTATTGCTCCCATTCCCCGATATGGGTTTTTTGGGTCAAAACTCTTAAAAAATATAATATCTTCCGGGTCAATCCTAACCTCCTCAACGCCAGCAAAACCACCGCCCGGTTTATAAATATAATAATCAATATATTTCTCCTTTGATGGTTTTACAGTAACCCAATCCGGTCTTAATGCCCAAATCTGCTCCGGCTCACCAAAACTATCCCGCAACAACACCCACGGCGCTTCGCCAGCCAACTTTAAATAAGTAACGGTTATTTCAATAAGGTGATTAAATGTCCAAAAATCATTAACATAATGTAATAAACTCTTAGCTGGATGGTGTTTAACCTCCTCCACCTTATCCTCTCTTAAAAGCCTCTTAACCTTAAAAAGCCTCAGCTTCATCTGGGCTACTTCTTTAGCAAGATTAGTAATAGCAGAATAAACCCATGGGTGGTCGCCATAAGCGCCCAAGTGGTCTCTCATTTTCTTGAATGGAGGTTGGGGAAGTGAAATAATTGGGCTTGGTGATTGTGCGGGCGGTGTACCTTTTTTAGCCATTATTTAATTGAACTAACTTATGGGGGCGAAACTCGCCTTAATTCATACTAAGTTCTTTTTTTAGCTTTGTCAAGTTTTAATAAATGCTAAAACCAACATCCTCACTTTCAAGAGGGTAAAAAGCCAAGGCAAGAGCGTCAGCTTTATCTGGTGATTGGCCCAGTCTTTTCTTAACCTCCTCTTTGCTTTCAATCTTCAGCCTCCGGCTACTATCATAACTATATCTCATTTCTTTAAGCTGTTTAATTAACTCTGGGTCATTGGGAATAGAAATATTGCTTTTACCACCCCTAGGCTTAAACCATTCACGCAAAGACCACCAAATTTGGGCTTTTAAATTCTTAAACCTCTTTCTAATTTCCTCGTCTCCCTCTGGTTTTTCCCCAACATTAACCGGCTGTAATTCGCAATCAATCTCTCCGTCATCCAACAATTCCTCTAACCTATCATAAACACCAGCCCCCAACCCCACACTATCAATCCTTAAAACAGAAGGGCTATCATTATTCAAATGCCCCCGTGTCCAGCCAACAACCTCCATAGTATCTTTTTTTTCAGTAACCACCAACTTCTTAACTACTCCCCCGCTTCTTAAACAATAAACCGTCTTATCCTTGCCGAACCTAGCAACATCCAGCCCCGCCTCATTTTCTTCCGCTTGGCTCACCCCCTGCTGGTTAACAGCCAAGTCAACCCAAGAGGCTGGCAATACCGCATTATCAATCCCTTCCTCGGGAAAAACACACTCATAAAATATCTTAAAATCCATGCTGTCCCCGCCCATTTCTTCTTTTACCTCATCAATAAAATCCTGAGTTAGCCTTCCCTCCTTTAACGCCTGATGGTAGTCAATAGATATTTTCAAATACCTTTCGTTCTTAAAAACCCTTTCAAAGTGAGGACTAGGGAAGGGGTTGCCAAGCTGGACTAACTTGCCTCCAGTCCCAACCATTCTCAAAATCTTATTAAACATACTGTCCGGGATTAAAGCACTTTCATCTACAATTACAGTGGTCGCCCCAAATCCCATTAAGTTCCTAGCCTCTTGGGATACCTCCCGAGCATTAGCAGTCAAAATAAAAATCTCGCTGTCATTGATAAAAGTAATCCTTTTTTTGCTCCTCTCCTGTTTTAGCTTCTCCAGCCTGCCTTCAAATATAATGCTATTCTTTATATCCTCATCATCAAATAAATGTAAAATAACATAGTTCATAATTATCTGGGATTGTTTTTCAGAAGGGGAAACAATAAGTATCTTCTCCCGCCTAGAAGTAGCCATTAAGTCTAAAGCCAAAGCAGTGACCTCTGACTTGCCATATTGAGTAACCGCCTTTATTCCCGCCCTTTTGACAGATGGGTCAAAAACAGCAGTAAAAATATCAGCCTGCCCATCAGTTAATTGATATGGCTCGCCAGAAGAATTTATAAAAAACTCACTTACCAGAGTTTTTGCTTTTAATCTCTGATATTCGTTCATCTATTGCCTTGACAACCTTCTTAACTCTTTCAGTGGTATCCATACCTAGTTTAACCTCTTGCTTAGGCATTCCTTCAACATAATTGAAGATAAGCCTAATGGTCGCCATATCCCCCTCAGCTATTGCTAAATGAAGCAGTTTTTTAATAAGCAATAGGCGATAGGTCTTTTTAGTCCTCGGCTCTTTTCTTCTTAAATAGCGCCTTAATAGTTCTGTCAGGCTAGTGCCTTTTTTTGGCCTGCCTTTCGGGTTTCCTGATTGTCCTTTTTTAAATGGCATTGTTTTTTTATTGTT